TTAATTACAATTGGATTTAGTAATCCAGAAAGCGCAGCGAATACTTTTACCCAGGCTAGAGTTGATCTCCAACTTAATCCCCTGGACAATGAAGTGTTTGTAGTTCAAGCTATCAATCTAGATCCATTGGCTCCTGATGTTGTTGCTGGTACTAACACTTCAACCGCAGCAAGCATGACCACCAACTCTCAAACTGGAATTGCGACTCTTGCAACCACTTCTTGCATGGCAACAGCTAACATGGATATTCGGACCGCTGGTGCATTAGCGGCTGCTTCTGCTGGTGTTCCCTTTACTCGAACAAGCATGGAGACTCCTCCGGCTGCTCTTGATTACATTGGGATCATCGCAACCAACGACTTCTTCACACAAATCAAAGGATCAGGTAATACCGATGCTAAGGGTGTATCCGGGAAGATATATGGATACAGGGCCAAAGCAGCAAGTTCGATTTACGCGGCTTTAGTACAATCCGAGTTGCTATCTGGTTGAATGGGGGGTTAAACCCTGGTTAAGATACATGGTAATTACTGCGGTCCTAATTGGACGGGTGGTAAACCGTATGCTGCAAACGATTCGAGAGTTGATTGGTCGGTAAAACCCATCGATGCTCTCGATAGAGCTTGTAAGAATCACGATCTTAGTTGCATCGATGGTTGTTCTGCTGCTGATGATCGGAAATTAGCCAGGGCCGCAACAATGATTTCAATCTTCAATCCACGCCTGGCACCGATAGCCAGGGCGGTCTCGATCGCAATGTGGTCAGCATCACTCACCAGGGGGAAATAAAATGGCGCATGTAACATTAACGTTAGAAGAATATGAGGCTCTAAGATCGATGATCAGTTCAGAGCGTGAAAGTGAAGGCGCTACTCTAGCTGCAAAACCAAAAAAGAAACGTAAGAAAGTTTCAAAGTACTCCAGGGAATTCGGAATTCAATTAAAGAAGCTAATCAAAAAGCACCCGCGCACGAAGGTCACCCAATTAATGAGCCAGGCGCATCGAAATACAAAGAAGGCGATGAAGTGATTCCTACGATCCAATGCCCGCATTGTAAAAAGAAGTTCGAATCAAAAACTGTGTGGATAAAGCACATGAAGAAAGTGCATAATAAACCTTAATCGGTTAGAATGTAGATACAATGTCGATATTGTCCTGGCTGTAATGTATACACTTTACGCAATTCATCACCGCGAACCAATGCCTCCAGGTGTGGAATCGATCTCATTACTTTGTTCTGATCTCTAAAGTAGAGCTTAACCATTCGTGAGTGCTCTTTTTGTCGACTCATTCCCAAACCCTCCCCATAATCTCGAGTGATCGATAACAAAGAACATCAACAAGACCGTATTGTGAATCGTGGCATTCCTCTTCCGTGGGGAAAATGACACACCCACAAATTCCGCAGACTTGATTTCGACTCATTCTGAGGCCTCCTGGGCCCATTGTTCATCTTGAAGCTTGATGTACACCTTGATTGCTTTCAGGGCTCTGTTTAATTGGGTCTGTATTGAGTCGGGATCGTCACTAATTCGTAGTTGTAGCCGTACCCAGCGGCTAAAGTTGGTCTTTTCTTTGGCTAACTCCCATGTTTCGGAGTCTAATGAGACGTTTATTGGTCGCATATCTCCTTCGACTATTGTTTTTTACTTAAATCTATGCGCACGCACGACCCATGTAGGTGCAAATCTTATAGGTAGACGGCCGCTTGTAGTAGACGGTAGTATGTGATTTGGCACGGATGCTTGCGAAGCAGCACCGGGTTATGGCTTGTGCGGGAATCTCATACTACCGGGCAGTAAAGTCAAAACCTAATTTAGATCAGAAGATTACCTGCAATGCAGAAAGGTGCGCATAGATTTATACACCTAGTGTAGTTAGCACACCACATGGCAATCAAAGGTTTGACCCAGACTTCCAGTTTAATTACAATTGGATTTAGTAATCCAGAAAGCGCAGCGAATACTTTTACCCAGGCTAGAGTTGATCTCCAACTTAATCCCCTGGACAATGAAGTGTTTGTAGTTCAAGCTATCAATCTAGATCCATTGGCTCCTGATGTTGTT